CAAGCGTACTATCGGTCACTACGCGGCTTCCAATACTTTGGTACGGATTGGATTCGCCGCGCGGTGGAGATTGGTGCAGAAGCAATTAAGATGATTCCAACAGGAGCTACGACATGACTATCGACCCACGTTTTAGTTTCTGGCTCAGCATAACGCTGGCCGTTCTCGGCTTTCTGTCCGGCGCTGGTGGCCAATTCACCGACCTGGGCTTGGATGCGGTTAAAGTGAAAGCATTACTTGCGTTGATTGCGCTTATCATTGGCGTGGGCAATGCGCTTAATGCTGTCCTGGCCGCGATCCCGAGCAAACCCGGCAATCCGAATTTCTATTTGGGTCCGAAGGTCCAGGACCCGCCTGCTCCACAGCCTCCGCTTAAGGCGGTTTCCTGATGGACCTCTCAACCATCTTCCAATTCCTGCCCTACGCTTCTCGGCTGGCGGCGGCAGCACAAACCATCGAACGCCTGGAAAAAGACCCTGGCGTTCAAGACATCCTCAAACTGGTGGAAGAACTCGGGCCGTTGCTGGCCAAGGCTGCGGCGCCGGTTCAGCATGGGTGAAAGGCGCGGCGGCCGTTGAGATTTTTGAAACCCCAACGGCCGACCTTAGTTTGTGCGGAGGAACTTGGACTTCCGTACCGCTTTCAGAGCCGGGACGTGCGATGCCACATATAACAAACTGTCGAATTAAGGCAAGTGTTGCACGAGGGTCACAGGTTTAGGTCGCGTTTCGGCTTAGAGTTGCGCTTGTAAATGAACCCGATTTAGGAGATTTGACATGCGCAGATTTCTCCCCTTCCTTGCCCTTCTGGCGGCCACTGGTACGGCGTCCGCTGCCGATCTTCCTCTAAAGGCCGCGCCCAAGCCCGCGCCGGTCGTCTGTAGCCTGACGCAGTGCAATGTGTGGTTCATCGGTCCATCGATCATGGGCATTGGATCGAACCTGGACATCATCGGCCAGGGAATCGACAACTCCGTCTTCGCCAATGGCGGGTACGTCGCTCTCACGGGTGGCGCGCAGTATTGGATGAACGGCATGTTCCTCGGCGTCGAGAACATGGGTGGCTGGGCCTTCGGCTCGCCGGCCAGTGTGAACGGCGGCAGCGTCACGACCCAAGGCGGCCTGGACGTTCTGTGGTTCGAGGCCGGCGGGAGCCTCGGCGATTTCTTCGGTTCCGGCGCCCAGCCGGTGACGATCAACAATGCCCTCGCGTCGGACCTGATCTCGCTCTACTTCGGCACGGGCCCGGCACTGCCTTTCGGCAACTCATCGCTTGGCACCCAAAGCTTTTGGACCAGCGGCGCGGGCGCAAGGTATCTGCTCCCGGCTGCACACCCCATGATGATCGACGTGAAGTACATCTATGGCAACAATCAGAACACCACCGGCCTCGCTGCCAACAAGAACGTGCAGCTGGTGGGTGTGAGCCTGCTCGTGCCGTTCGCTTATTGACATGCAAGACGCGTTCAACATCATTGTCGGTTTAGTGCTTCTGGTTATCGTCCTGCGTTGGGCCGCAGCAGCGTTGAACCGGCAATGATGCACGATCTTATCTGGGTTGGGTTCTGGGTCGAGGTGCTGGCACTCTTATCGGTGCTGGCGTTCATGACCCGGAACTTCAACAATCCAGGATGATACTTTAGTACCGGGACTTAAGTATTGGAATAAAAATCCATGCTACGGTGTACCATTACGTAGCATGGATTTCTCCACTTGAGACTTAACACAGATGGTGGCATGTCGGCGGAACAATTGCAGTTTTTGATATCACTGCTGACGGGCATGGGGTCGCTGCTGGTAGCCGGGGGGACGCTCGCTTGGTTCATCGCCACCCAATTCCGCAAGAACCGCAGCGAGTTTTGGCGCGGCTTGACGGAGCTGCACAACACCATCACTTCCAAGATCGATGACCATGCCAAGGACGACAAGATTCAGTTCAAGGATTTGAGTAACGAGATGTGGCGGCTGCGGCTGGCAGTCGCTCGGGGCAACGGCGAAGAAATACCACACCGGCCGGAGAGTAACGGGGATTTCTAAGGGTGGGGCGGTGATGTGGACTACCAGCTTGTCATAGCTATCGGTGCGCTGCTGGTTTCTGTCCTCGTCGCTTTCAGCCGAACGATGGACAAGTCTCTCTCCATCCGTGAACACGAGGAATTCAGTAAAAATACCAAAGAGCAGATCGAGCGGCTAAGGCAGGATGCAATTCGCGACACATTTGGAATCAAGACAGACTTCAATCGCGATGTGGACCGAATCGAGAAACGGCTGGATTACATCGAACAGACTCGCCCAACTACGGGAGAGCTTGAGGCTCGACTTGATAAGAAGCCATGATCGATGCCCTCCATCCAACTCCCCGCCAACGGCAAGTGCCCGAAGTGCGGTGCTCATATCACGCTCTCGCGGATCGAGCCGCACCCGGTCAAGCCAATCGCATACCACTACTACGATTGCGCCACGTGCGGGCCGGTGCTGGTTAAGGTGTACGACATCAGCGTTCGACAACCTGATCCCTAACAGTCGGCGGTGCAAATTTAAGAACAGTGGGGTCCTGTTTGGGTGGATGCGTGGCCCGTAGCGTTTCTTGCGCTTCCGCAAAAATCACCTTCATCTTGGATTCGTACAGATCGACCTTGCGCAAGGCTGCGTCGCGCTGTCGTACCAGCTTTTCGACGTACTTGCGTAGATGTTCGTTTTCTTGTGACACCGCCTGGAATGCGGTTTTTAAAGAATCGTTTTCCGCTTCCAAGCTGTCGTTGCGCTCGTAAATTTGATCGACCTTAATCGTCAAGGCGCTGGCCATTTCTATGGCACCAGCGCGCTCGTCGCTTGAAATTTCCTCAATGCTCATTCTCAACTCCTTTGGTTTTCGATTTTACCGACAGTTCTCTTGACAGCAGGGGAAAGCCGCCCTCATTGCTGAGGGCGGCACCACCCTACTTCTTTCCAATCGTTTTTGATGTCTCCAGCGAGCACATCGCGTTCGCCGCATTGCAGGCCGCTTGGGAGAACCGCAAGGCGTCCTCCGACTTATCAGCCTTTGCCGCCTTCGTAATCATTTCCTTCACTTCGGTGTCACTCATCGGGTTCTAGCTCCGATTTGAGAAAGCTAGCGGCTTAAGTCCGGGTCGCCAGCGGTCCCGGTTGTTTGGCCATCAGCCGTCAAGTTCTTTCAGCCACTCCCGAACGTCGCGGGGTTCGACCCCGGAATCAACCGGGTCCTTCGTGGGTTGGGCTTCCCCACTCTCAACTTGATCGAAGGCCTTGTTGATTTCGGCGCATAGTTCCTCGGCAGTGCATTCGTGGGCGCGCTCGCTGGGGAAGATATTAAAGTTGAGGCAACGCCGGTCAGGGTCGCCAAATAGGCGATCCATGAGGCGCGTCTGTTCCGGTCCCATTTCAATCTCCGTGTTAATCGCTTATGAGCGCCTGATTTTATCAGGTCCCTTGCGCGGGTGCGGGTCCTGCCGCAGTAGGCTCGGCCACGTTCCGTCGTCCTCCACAATGCTCGTCACCACGCGCCCCGACCCGCTGCAATGAGTGCAGCTCAGGTCTGGCGCGGTCATGCGGTCGTTAAAGCCCTTTCCGGTGCCGCCGCACTTAGGACATACGCCATAGTGTGTCGTGCGCTTCATTTGTTTGCCTCGCGGATTATTTGTTCCAGCGTGTCGTTGTTGTCTTTGGCCCAAGTATAGCCGACCGCTACCATCGTTTGCATTCCCGCCCTAACGCCGCGCGGTAATAGTTTGTAGCCCCACCATATCATTAGGCATCCCATACGGAAGCGGATTAGGTGTATCACTTTGGGTCCCGTGTTAACTGCTCAATAGTCTCCGCAAGCGCGGCTTCTGCCTCGTGGGCGCACTCAGTGGCGATCTTGGAAAGTCCATCCATGCCTTCGCCTTTAGCTGCGAATGCCAATAGCCCGAATGTCATGGCTGATCTGTCAAGCGCCTCCCTCAACGCCGCGATCACCTTCGCGTCGGATTCGCGTTTGGCTTCATATTCAGGGATGCAATCGACTGCCTCTTGCATCTGGGCAATTCGGGTGTCGCGTTCGGCAATTGCCTTCGCATCGGTTTCGATCTTTAGATTCAATTCGGAATGTGTTTTCATTTCCCGACTATCTCGGCGTTACGCGGCTGTGACAGAACTTCGAGCAGGCTCACCAGGGCATCCTCAACCTCGACGGCCATAACTTCAGCGCGCTCTACGTCATTGCGGTAGCGTCCTCGCCTAGCCTTGGTGAGCCTATCGAGAATATCCTTGAAGGTTACGCGCTGTGTCATCGTTACTCTCCGGCCGCCTTGGCCCACTCGCGCAGCTTTGCTGCTGCGCGTTGGCCTTCGGCGCGATCTTCCTCCGTGTCGTTTCCAATTGGTTCCTCCATCGCCTTGGCGAGATTTTCCAATTTCTCAGCCTCGGTAAGATGCCGCCCGCGCCGGATTGCCGCACCTGCGGCAGCTAGAGCGGAGCGCGCCCACAGATAATCGCGCCATGGCGTCTGATCCATCATGACCTCAACCAACCTTGCGTGCTTCTCGCGCTCGTCCATTTGAGTTGCCTGCTTGTGGAGGTTTAATCGCCTTTGCGAATGCGATCTTGGACTCCACGTAGGAGCGCCTCTACGGCACGTCCATCCAGCGGCGGCCGCGCTACATCTTTCCCCGTTAGGAGGGAATCGCACCAATTCGTCGGCACCAGTCTTGCACAGCGCTCTCGTTCGGCAGCAACCGCTATCTCAATGGCGCGTTTGCGGGAGGATGTCTTGGGTATCACGGATTTCTCCATGCTGTTGTGATGTTTGTGCCTAACCGTCTTCGCTTTGCCTAGAGACTTCACGATCAATACGCTCGATCTCGGCAACGATCAGCGCGCCAGCTTTAACGAGATCACGTCGACGATTTCCCCTCATGTGGCAATCTGCAATATCCCACGGCCAAATGGTGACGTTGGCATGATGCCCAGCTCGGCATTGCCCGCTGACGGCCCGGCGCCCAATGGCATAGGCCGCCGCAGCGTAAGCGAGATCACCTTGGCCGTGTATTTGGTCATCATGCGATGGCGACCAGCCTTTTATTTCGATCTGGCGCTTGCGCTCGGCGGCAATATCTTCGATTGCGGCGGCTAGGCATAACGATTTCTGAGCAGCCACGATGTCGAGCAGGCGTTTGATTTCCGCGCGCTGACCGCTGATCACGTCTTGCTGGTGCTTTCGTAAAATCATGGCTGCTAACGTCCTGTTAACCGGCTTTTGCGCCTTCGATGACCAAGGCGCATGGTTGGTTAGAGTAAAATTTCATTCCTGACGGGCTTAGGCAAAGGTGAAACTTTGCTTTCGGGATCGACCGCGTAGGCAATGAAGCCGTTGGGGCTGCGGTCAACAATACAAACGCCGTCACGAAAACATTTGACCACAGACGCGATGATTTCAGTTGGCGAAGCATGGTCGGCATTCCTTTCCATGGACTATTTTTCCAGATGAGGTAGGGCCGCAAGCATCGTCCTCGCGGCGGCGATAGTTTGTTCAACCGTGAGATTGCTTCCAGCATCCTCGTCGCGGTCGCCATCCTCGCGAATAATGGCATCTGCCCAAGCCTTGAGGGCGGTCCAGGCATTTTCCTTACTCAGTTCTGGAACAATCATTGGGGCTTCTCCTGCAACATCTGTTTTAGGACAGTGATGCGCGTCCGTAGCAGCACTATTTCGGCAATCGCATCTGTGGCGCATTTGGCGACGTAATAATGGCTGCGCTCCGTCGTCGCTTGTTTGCGAAGGTCGTCTAGCCGCTCCAAAATATCCATGCTAACCCCGTGTTAGCGTCTATTCGCTGCGGCTAAAAGCCGTTCGTACTCGGCGAGAGGAACAAGTTTGAACTTACGGTCACGTCCATAGTCCACATTTGGATTGTGCTTGTTCCGAAACATTCCGTTACGATGCCAAACAGATCGCACGTAGGCTGGGTGGCACGAAACACGCTCTGATATTTCCTCGCTTGTTAGCGCCGGGCTAGTCTTGCAGAGCGCCAAAATTTGTTCAGCTTTACTCACTGGCGCTCCTTGTCTGGCCGCAGGCCGCCCCGGCGGATTGCTGAGAGCCAAGTACTAAGTCCGTGGCGGGAGGTTGACCCGTTGTTCCACGGCCAGCAGTGAGCGGGGCCTGCCCGAGGCTCTCCCTGCGATAACGCATCATTTCCTTCTTGGCGTCGCCATTTTGCCCGTAGATTTTCCACCAGAATGGAAACTCGTGCATGAACCAAGCCCATTCGTCAGGCATCATGTTTGCCTTGAGCATGTTGCATAGGCGGCAAGCCCACACAGTCCGCTCGCCAAGGATGGCTCCGCGCGACTTGGGGACGACGTGATCCCTGGTTGCGGCGACGCGCGAGCTTGCTGTTACGGACTCTAGTGTCCGCTTACAGTAGGCGCACCGCTCTCCCTTGCCGCGCTTGCTCATGGTCCCTTCCGTGAAGTTGCCGACTAACGACGCATCAATCTGCCGGCGAGAAAACAACAAGCCGTCCTTCTGGGTCGTTGTCGTACATCGATTGAACGTCCAGTTTTCGATAGTCCGCGCCGTCGAACAAACACTGGAAAGTGAGTTCGTCGGGAAGATTGCGCAGTACTGCTCGCAATTCTCCGATAGTTTCCACTGTGAATTTGAGGCCCATCACGCCACCTTCTCGCTGCTCTTTTCCATCCGCATCCGCTGCACGGTATGGGTGTTCTCCCGGCTGGCGCGGCTGTAGTCCATCGTTATCTTAGTCCAGCGGGACCGGACTCCCTGGTCCCGGTCGTCGCCTCCGCTTTCGCGTGGCTCAGTTGGGAGATTCGCTGCCGCTGGATTCGCCATCAGGTGAGCCGCCACGCATCAAACCTTTCCAGAGCAGTTCTATCCTCTGATAGAGCCCGTTTGGCGATTTGCTCAGCCCACGGAATATCATTGATTATTTCTCGGAGCGCTGACCGGAGTCGCACCGTTTCATCACGTAATCCGAGAATCAGATTATGTAGGTGATCCGGTCCAACATAAGCGTTCAAAATCACATTTGCGATTTCCACGATGTCGGGTGCCGGGGCATCATTGTGGCTCATTTCATTTCTCCATCCATCAGGTGAGCCGCCGCACAGTCCGGCGTCACCGCAGGACCACTCTCACCGATCAGGGTTGGCGCTGCCATTGACGCGCCCTGGAGGTAGAGAGCTTTAAAAACGGCGGCTCGCCTCATGGTATCCAATCCCTGTGCAATCGGTATTGGCGATCAAGTTTTCGCAACTGCCGAGCCTTCAAGTGCAACCTGATTGACGCGATGCAGGCCGCAGTACCGAGCAAGCCGACGGCAATTGCCAGATATATGGCGAAGTCTTTCATTGCGATTGCCCAATGTGTTGCTCATACCCCGCCATAAACGCCTCATGGTCCGCAGCCGTCCTAAACTTCATGCCTTCCAGCCATTGCCAAGCGCGATAGGCGAGGACTTGCAGTTCACCGGGCCATTGCGGGCAGGCGGCATCGGCCCATTTCCGAAATGACGGGGCGTCGGTCGGGATTTTGTCGGGGGTGAGGTTCACTACAACACCTTGATTTGGTCGAATGTGATCTTGCCCGCGACAAGCTGGGCAAGCTGATCGGCTACGTCCTGCGGCACCGGCCGCTCGCCAAGCGCCCATCGCCGGGACGTGCGCTCATTCACCTTGAAAAGTCGCGCCACGCCTCGCTGCGAGAGTTTGAGGCGGCTTAGCGTGGCGCGGAATTTGGTGGAGGTCATTAGGCGCTCATTTCCTCTTTCGCAGCCTGCTTCGCCAGCCACCCCGTCGCGTCGTTCGAGATTTCGTAACTCGGCCGTTGGCAGGCCAGAAACCAAGCATCGCGCCATTGGTAGCGATTGTTGAGAGGGTGATTTGGCCGGCAGGCGTGCAGAGCATTGAGCATCTGCGGATTGTTGGTTAGGCTACAAATCCGGTCCAGGGTCCAAGCGGTCATCGGTCTCTCCATCCGGGCCTAAGTGCCCTTGAATGACCCCAAGATATACGGCCCTAGGGCCATGTCAAGTGCCCTAGGGCATTTATTTTCGGGCACATAACCTCAGTCAGTGCCTAAATGTCGCCGCCGCACGGACACCCAGCCATGGTGCAAGTGTCGCCGAAGAAAAACGGCTTCTTGCAGTGCGAGCATGGGTTGCCGCTGCGAGGATGATTGTCCATCAGGTCGCGGATCGCAGCTGCCTCAGTCGCGCCATGCCCAGCCGCCATGCGGCCATCGTCGTCCGGCTCGTCATCGTCATAGACGGCTTGCCAATCGAACATGCGAACGGGGATCGGCGGATAGACGTTATCCGTTCTGATTTTGGGCTGTTTCTGTTCGGTCACGATCATGCTCCTACGTCAGATTTGGTCGTAGCAACTGGCGACATTGCAGAAGTTAGCCGCCAACTTCGGCGAACATGCCGTCGTCATCCCATCCCCGTGAAGTTAGCGAGGGTTCCGCTGCCGCGCAGGTCACCCACAACCCCCGGCCAGCGTCCGCCCGCTGGCGAGCCTACTCCCACTTCCTCAGGCGATGTTTCACTTGACTTACCCAAGCACATGATTTAGTGTTGCGGCCATTGGAGATCGTGCCATGGCCAAACCCGTTCTTTCTGACGCTCGGTTCTTTAGTGAGGCTGCCGCCTTCGATTACGTCGAAGGCCAAATCTGGCCGGAAGGCCCGATTTGCCCCCATTGCGGCTCTACGGCTGAGCGGATCGGGCGCCTTGAAGGCGTGCATTCCAAGCCCAGCAAGAAGAACCCGGAAGGTGTGGTGCAGATCGGCTTGCGCAAGTGCTACGCCTGCCGTGGCCCGGCCTTTACCGTGCGCAAAGGTACGATTTTCGAGGATAGCCACCTGCCCCTGCGCATGTGGCTGCAAGCAATCCATCTGCTTTGCGCGTCGAAGAAAGGCATCTCGACCCGCCAGCTTCAACGGATGCTTGGCTGCGGTATGAAAACTGCGTGGCACCTTGGGCACCGCATTCGCGAAATGATGGCGCCTGCGGCCAACTCTGGCCCGCTGGGCGGGCCTGGAAAGACCATCGAAGCTGACGAAACCGAAATGGGCCGGTCTCGTAAGACGCGGCGGCCGGAAGGCTTTCGCCGGTCCAAGCACAACATCAAGGTTCTTAGCCTTGTCGAGCGCGGCGGCAATATCCGTTCCGTGACGCTTGATCACCGTGGCGCTGGCGCGCGGCTGCGCAGGATGGCGCACAAGGATAGCCGGCTTGTGACGGATATGGGCCAGCCATTCAAATTCCAAGGCTTTGCGGCCCATGAAACGGTTGACCATTCCAAGTTTGAGTGGGCGCGCGGCGACGTTCATACCAATACGCTCGAAGGCTTTTTCAGTGTGTTCAAGCGCGGCATCGTCGGCGTTTATCAGCACGTCGATACCAAGCATTTTGACCGCTATCTGTCGGAATTTGATTTCCGTCAGAACACTCGCGCCAAGCTCGGCATCAATGACGTGCAGCGCGAGGCCATTGCGGTCAAAGGCGCCCCCGGCAAGCGTTTGACGTATCAAACAACTCACCGCGAAGCGTGAGCCAGCGGCTCTGTTCCAGTATGAATTGCCGCTTGAAGATACCAAGTTAGGCCCCCTCCGTAAGAAGCGTAGCTAGATGCTTGCAGTCGGCTGGCGTGAGCGGAAACCGTAGCGTTACGTCATTCCGCCGCGCCACAAGCCACGTCACGACGGACTCGCGTTCAATGCTGATTTGCTCCACATTTGGCGGGAAGCGAGTTAGCGCTTGTTTTGCGTGAGAAAAGCCGGAGTTTTCAGTCATGGTGACACCTATAGAAGCTAGTGCAGGAAAAACGCTCGTAGGCTGGATCAAAAACGGCGCCGACAAACTCTTTAAGTACGGCAAGAGAATCGCCACGTTGGAGGAGCGTGTCAGCGCACTTGAAAACGCGCTGAAAACTCTGCCACCAGAGGCGTGTCCATTTTGCGGTGAACGTGCTATGCGACTGCAAGAACAAAGTGGGCTGATGGGGGACCCGGGTAAACAATGGACAGAGGAGATTTGGCGCTGTGAAAAATGCGGGAAAAAGTACTATGAGCGGGAAAAGCTCAAAAGCAGATGATCCTGTGCAGTACCAACGTTTCCTCGAGGCCGCGAAAAAGGCTGAGGCGGCTAACTCAAAAGAGGTTGCGGATCGCATATTCAAGAAGGTTGCCCTTTCGAAGAATCGGAAGGGGGCTTCTTAGGCCATTTTTTCCTAGCACGCTTTCGAATAAGCCTTCTTTCTTGCGCCGTTTCGGCGAAGCCAAAAAGTTGGGCCGCTGGGTATCTTTCGAGCAATAGATTTTTGAATTTAGCAAGATGGTTGTGTAATTCCTCTAGCTCCTCAACCGTACAATCGTGATTTATTTCGCGCAGCGGCAAGATTTGGCGCAAAACTCTATTAGGCGGGACAATGATGCGGCCTGAATTTAGCTCTAAATAGTTGCGGTATTGATTGGCAAAAAGATCGGCCGCTTGGAGCGGGTTGAAGCATTTATCGTTGCGAAAGATCGGCCGCTCCCCGAGGAAAGAGGGAAAGTCCGATTTGCTCACTCGCAACGCGGTTGCTTTGAAGTCCGGCCATTGGCGAAATATCTCATCCGAAATGCCTTCCTGGTCATCGAAGATGAAATCGCATGGCTCGTTTATGTTAAAAAGAGTGCTGCGAACGGCCATCGCACAGATTAGCTTCGTAAACAGATAGATGTACGGATAGTCACTCACGCTTTTACGTTCGGGAACCTCAATTGAAGCAATGTATTTTTCGAAATCAACAAATTTAATAGAAGCGTTTAGCCGAAGAAGAACATGCTTCTTGATAATCCGGGTTAGAGTAATGAGGCGATCGTCTCGCAACGGTTCCGTCCACCCGCGGTCGCGTGCAAATTCTCCAACCAGTAGGTTGGCCTCGTTCATTTTGAAGTAGGCGAGCTTCGGTTCTAAATCCAAAGCCGCTTGCCACTCGTCAGAAAATTCAGCCCACCGAGCCGCCGACGACACAAAGCCGGCCAACACGAAATATCGGGGGTTTGGCTGCGTGGCGCTGTCATCAATTACGGCTTGTGGTTCTAGGATCACGAGCTTGCGTCTCTCACGTTTGCCGGACGGAAAGCCCGACACAAGCCGCCAAACCTGGGCAGCCGGACGCACCGCATGTGCCGGGGCATCCACTTAAAACCTACCATATCTAGTGTATGGTAAGTCAAGTGAAACATCGCCCTTCGCAATCTGCGAGGTGGACCATTCGGGATGCTCCTTTCTCAGAGCGATAATCTCGTGCCCTATTTTTTCCGGTCGGCTCATTTTGAGTTGCCTGTTAATTCCGTATGAACCGCCAACTCTCAGGCGGCTTTTGTTTCCGACCACGGATCGAAGTGGCGATCATAGGCTAAGCGCAAAGGCATCACTGATCCGATCCCGCCCCGAAAACGAAACAGAAGTGGCTTGCCATCTTCATTGCTGGCGGCAATCTCGACCTCCGGCAGTGTCAGCATCCTGTTCACGTATTTCAGCGCGAATGGAACGCCGCCGATAGATACGGACGCTTTTTCCCAAAGCAGTCCGCTTCCATTGCAGGCTTCGCAGATGCATTCACAGTCAGGGCAGTCATGTTCTTTGCCCCGGCCATCGCACTTGGTGCAGGATTCTTTCTGAGCACCCGGAAGATCGGCCGCCGGCAAACGGCGATAGGTGATCGCATCCGCGCCCTCTAGCGGCTTTTCCAACGTCTTGATCTCTTTGGCGTCGCGCGTGATGGCGGCGACCCGGGCGACGCGCACCATAATCCTGCCATCGGTCGCATAGGTGAAATCGCCGCGAGAAAACGGAGTGTGGATGTAATCGCGATATGGCTCCGTGTTGGCGTCCGCACAAAAGCCCTGTAATTCTTCCCTGTCCACGGTGTCCTCCTACCTCTCAGATGGCGGCATACTTGAATGGCGCATGTTGCCACGCGGTCAGAAAGGAATCTCTGTTTCGCCGGTTGCTGTCCTTACCGTGTCCAGCCCAAAGCCGTCCGTTGCCGGCGGTGGATTACGTTCGTCGTGATGAACCGCTGCGGCTTTAGGTGGTGCAGCTGCGTGTTCGTCAAATGCAGGAACCCGAGATCGCGGCACCCACCCTTTGAGCGTGAACAGCGGCTCGTAATTCACACCGTATGCGCCATTGATCGGCTTGACGCCTTCGCACACAAAAATAGGCACGGCACCAGGATTAGCTGCCACAGCAGCTTCGTAGTCGGCATACATTCGCAACATGGCGGTGATGACGTTGCCGGCGGTACTCGATAGTTCACGCAAACCGAGTTTCTGAGTCGTGCGCGGAATAATACCGTTGCCGTACACCATGACCTCGAAACCGCGCTTGAACTTGCGCGGGTCCTTTGGCTTTGGAGCCACCTGAGTTGGCGACGGGTCCCATATTTTCTCGGGGCCGGACCCTTCCGCGTAGAACAGCCAGCCGGTGCGGATGTTGGCCATGTCGAAGGCGAGTACCGGATTGACGATTTCGATCTCGCCGTCCACGCCGTCGGCGCGGGCGTAGAACCGGCCGGCTTTGGCATTGTATTTCAGGAACGGCGTAAAATCCGCGTCGCCGACCGACAGATTAAGAGGCATGTTCTTTCTCCGGTTGCATCAGTTGTTGATGTTGCTTCTCGATCGCCGCGGCCAGCATGCGCAAATTCCGCACATCGTCGGCCATCTGCAGCATGGGCAATGTGCCGGCCGCAAAGCCGAACTCGTGTAGCTTGGCCAGTTCATCCAGCCAGTACCGCGCGTCGGACACGAACGAGCCGGTCTGCACATGCAGCGAATTGCACAGGTGGTGAACAGGAAAAGTTTTCATGACGTTTTGCCGTTTGTCTAGCCATAGACACCCGCCTCCCCGTGGTCCGCAGCCCATTCCTCGTCGGTCAATTGCGATTCGACGTAGCATGTCGCCACGATAGCGGCCGCGTGCAGCCGGGCCGCGCGCAGGTCCAAGCCCTCGTCAATCAGCCGAGCGATGGTATCGAGCATGAATTGTTCGCGGGTCATAAGTCCCATGGCAATCTCGTCTGTTGCCGCCAGATGATCACGACCGCAGCTATCAACAAGCCGAGGAAGATCAGGGCGAGGAATGGTGAACCTTCGGTGTACATGCCGGCATCATGCACACGGCATTACGCGGCTGTCAAGAATTATTCTTGACGCATACGATGCAATGTGCATATTAGGCGCATGATTTCACGAACGGTTGCCAATACGCGCAAGCGACTCGGCGAAAGCCAGGCCGAATTTGCCAAACATTTCGGCGTCAATCAAAGCACGATCCAGCGGTGGGAAAACGCCAAGTACGAGATTCCGCCGCGGACAGCCAAGCTGATCGAGATTGTAATTTACCAGCTCGGATTGTCGTTTGCCAAACGGAGCCGGCAATGACTTACTACGGCAACGGTAAATCCGATTGGCCAACTGAAATGGTCGAGCATCTCAAAATCTGCCACGCCAAGGGCATGACCGATTTTGAACTTACGCAGGATAGAGTTTTCAGGGGGTTTTCCCGCAACGCCATCATCGGGCGCCGGAACAGGCTTGGCCTGAAAGCTAACCGGCCAACCACGCCAGAAGCCATCCGCCGCTCAAAACTGAATCCTCACCAGCGCCGCAATAAGCAGCCGAAAACCAAAGTACAGCTTTTCGACGGCTGGAAAGCACCCCGCCAATCGCCTTCCAAGCCTCGTACAGCGGGCTTTGCCGGCCCGGTGGTATTGCCGCCCACGGAGCCGGGCGAGCTGCCGACGGTCTTTCCGCCGCTGCCGCTGGTGCCGATCGGCATTGCCGAGCTCGAGGACGCCAGCTGCAGATGGCCGACCCACGGCACCGGGGCCACGATGCTGTACTGCGGTGCGACAAAAACCGATGACAAGCTGTCGTTTTGCCGGTTTCATTGCCGGTTGGCATATAGGCCACGGGCATGACCGGGCGCCAACTCCCAACTGACTGGACCCCATCCCTTACCGATAAAGGCTACGGCCTAAACCTCGGTTTAAGTATGTCACAAGTGCTTGATTGTGCAGAGGAAATGCGTTTATGGGCCGGTGCCAATGCCAACCGGCAGGTGGCCCGAAAGCTCGACTGGTCCATGGCGTTCAAATCCTGGATGCGTCGCGAAGCAACAAAACGAGGAACCAATGGCGCAAGACCTGCAAACGCAACGATGGCAGCCTTTGACGAGCTTATCACCCACGCGCAAATGGGAAATCGCGACAGCAAAGGTCCGCTACTCGACCTCACCGCAGAGAGCAGCGCAGCTCGGCAAGCAATTGCTGGGCCAGTGGCCGCACGCGAACCCACCGGACCCGCAGACCTATTCGCTGTCGATCGCAAAGACTCTGGAAAAATACCCCCTGGGCGTGGCTGAGGAATGCAGCGATCCGCAGCTCGGCCTGGCGCGGTTTCGGGAGTTTCCGCCTACGGTCGCGGCAATAACGCAATGGTGCGAACTGACCACGCGGGCTTACGTGGCCGTGGCGCAGCGTGGCCAGCCGCCGGCGGAAAAAGTGGAGCAGCAATTCAGCGACGAGCACCGCAAGACCATGCTGGGCCGGCTGCGGGATCTGTGGAAGGGCTTATTAAAGCCGGTGACGCAATGAGTTTTCCACAACGCAATACCGACCGCGACAAATACGAGCAGGCTTGTTTCACTTATCTGCGGTTTGTGTTCAACGGCGCACCGAACAGTTTCATCCGGGCAGCGGCCATGGAAGTATTCAAATGGACGTTGTATCCGCGGCCGATGCGGCGCGATGACGACACGGTGCACTAAATGATCAAGCTCAAACGCCAATCCCCGGAAGTCTATTTCGTGGCCAATCCGATCAGCGGCATCGGCTCGGCGGAAATCAAATTCCTCAAAGGTGCCGCCCATCGCTCGTTGCGGCAACGCTGCCGCATCTGCCTGCACGCGGACGAGCAGGCTTTGCTGCACGAGACCGTGCTGGTCTACACCCGCGACACGTTCAATCGGCCGAACCGGCATCCGATGGCGGAATCCTTCCATGTGCTGGAAGGCGCGTGCGATGTGATTTTCTTCACCGAGGACGGCAAGCCGGACAAGATCATGCACATGGAAGCCGCGGTGCGCGGCAACGGCCACCCGTTCATCGTACAGTTTCCGGTGATGGTCTATCACACCATCATCGTGCGCAGCGATTGGCTGGTCATCCACGAGACCTGCCGCGGGCCGTTCGTGCGCGGGGCAACCACGCTGTATGCGCCGTGGGCACCCTTGGAAACCGATGTGGCCGATGTGGCGGATTTTCTGGCGAAGCTGGAAACGTACTGCAAATAAGGAAAATCACAATGGTTTTTGGACACCACATACGTGGTGGATCACTATCGCCAGCACAGCAATGGTTGGCATTTTTAACCGGGGTCGGGATTGGCGCTGTTATTTTGGGCGCCGGCTTGGCACTCATTTGGTATTTCGATTGATGACCCGCTCCCTCATCATCGGCGCCACTGGCGGCATTGGCCGCGTGGTCTGTGCCACACTGGCCGCGCGCGGCGACAGCATCGTGCCAATGGGCCGCGAGCGTACCGGGCAGGCTTATCCACAGGATGTGGATTATGTGGTGTTCCTGCAGCGCAATCGCGAATCCGAAAACGCCTGGATGCATGAGTTCAACATCAGCCTGGATTTGACCAAGCGCATTGTGGAACTGATGGCACCGCGCTTCACCGGGGCGGACAAGGCCATCGTGATTGTCACTTCCGTCAATGCCCGGCTAGTCAACAACCGGCTGCCGATCGGCTACCACATGGCCAAAGCCGCGCTTGAGCAGATGGCGCGCTATTGGGCCGTGGAGCTCGGGCCGCGCGGCATCCGCGTCAACTGCGTGGCGCCGGGCACAGTTCACAAGGGCGGGCCGGATTGGCCCAACAAGGATTTTCATGCGCGGATCACGCCGCTGCGGCGCATGGGCTATGCGGACGAGGTTGCCAGCGTCATCGCGTTCCTGGCCTCGCCGGCTGCATCGTTCGTGACCGGGCAGACAATCACAGTCGACGGCGGCGTGTCGCTGCAATGGCAGGAGAGCTTGGCTAATTCACTGTTGCCGATGGAGGGCCTTTCAACGCAGCCGGGATAGCAACGGGCGTGCAGCTGCAACAAGGTGCGGTTTCTGCCTTCATCGGCCCATGGTGGGTACGGGTGAAACCGCACAAGCTATCGAAAGGATTTTCCCGAATGACCTACCACCGCCGCACCACATGCCGCCTGTGTGATTCCACACAACTGACACTGGCGCTGCACTATCCGCCGCAGCCGCTGGCGGACGAATATCTACGGCAGCCCAAGCCACAGCCGAGTTATCCACTGGATTTATATTTGTGCGATGATTGCGGCTGCGGGCAGTTGCTGGATGTGGTGTCAGCGGACGAGATTTATCCTTCCTACACCTACGAGACCGGCTCAAGTGCGGCATTGGTGGAGCATTTCCGGCAGTATGCGATGGACTTAGATGAGCGGCTAAAGCCGCGACTTGGTTCGTTGATTGTCGATATCGGCAGTAATGACGGGACATTCCTGCAGTATTTTCCACATTTAAAGCGAATGGGAGTTGATCCAGCACCGGTTGGACCTGAATTTTCGGAAGCCGGCTTTGCGACGTGGGACGTATTTTTTACGCCAGCGGTGGCTGATAAAATCCGCCACAATCACGGCCCGGCCAGCATCGTCACAGCCAACAACGTCTACGCCAACATCGACGACCTGCGCACATTTACCGAGGCCGTGCGCAACCTGCTGGCGCCGGATGGCGTGTTCGTGTTCGAGACTTTCTACCTGGCCGACCTGGTCGACCACATGGTATTCGATTTCATCTACCACGAGCATCTGACCGCGTTCGCATTGTCGCCGCTGATCGGCTTCTTCCAGCGGCTGGGCATGCAGGTGTTCGACGTGCAGCGCGTGGCGACCAAGGGCGGCAGCATTCGCGTTTATGTGCAGCATGATGCCGGCAAACGGCCGGTGAGCTCGGACGTGGCGGCACTGGTGGAGTGGGAGTATTTGCGCGGGTTCGGTAACAAGCTGATTTTTCATAACTACGCAGAAAAAATCAGCAATACTTTGATTGGGCTGCGTAATGTACTGCACGATGCCAACTGCGATCTTCAATCGATAGTCGGCTACGGGGCTTCGCCTACCAGCACCACGCTGATTTATGCAGGCAAAATAGGCATGTTCATCGAATATTTGGTCGACGATTGGGATGGCAAGATTGGCACGTATTCACCGGGACTGCACTTGCCGGTACGGGCTGCAGCCGAGCTCAACGCGGATTACTGCATCATCCTGGCCTGGCGCTATGCCGAGCAGATCATGGCCCGCAATCCGCAATACCGCGGGACGTGGGTGGTGCCGCTGCCGGAGCTGCGGGTGATCAACGCTGCAACAGAACAATCGCCAACATCAGCAGCGCAACCACGATAATAATCGCGCCGTTATTAGCAACCTCGGCAAATGCTGGGCGTCTCCATCCTGTCAGGCGGGATAGGCGCGACCTGACTTTCACGATTAGAGCCGTGGAAAGTGCATTTCGTTGATGCCACCTCCCGCCAACAGCGTGAGCGCGCCGATCAAAACAAGTATGAACGCAATAGCCCAGATGGCCTTCTCGATCGGCGCCGGGATGGCCATGAACAGCTTGACTACATAAAGTGCGATCCAGATCACGCCGAGTAAGACAATAATCGATATGACGAGCCAGAGTATAGCTATGGCAAGCGAGATCATGGCCTATCCAGTGCTCGCAACGAGTGAATCCAGCGGCGTGAGATTGCCCGACTGTTGCGCGGCGACCACCGGCTTGCCAGCCTCTGCGGACTTCTTCTCGGCCAGCTGCGCGGCTTCCAGCGCTGTCTTGTGATCGGCCTTGAGCGTGTCCATCTCGGACTTCTGCCGCGCGGTGACGATCTCGAGCTCGGCTTTCTGCTCGGCCTGCAGCTTGGCAACCGGCTTGAGCTTGGGTTTGTTGTGGTCGGCAATGACCGCCTCGCGCATGGCCTTGCCGGCCTTCTCGTCGGTGCGTTCCAGCGCGGCGGCGTGTGCCAGCGCCTGGTCGACCGGATCGGCCGAACCGCGGCCGGTCTCGATAATGCCGCCGGTAATCGGGTGGCGCCAGGCGTCGGATCCGAACACGTTGAGCTCGGCGCCGGTCAGTTTGTTGTGTTCCATCGGATAAACTCCTGCCACACACAATGCGGGGCTGCGTATCAACGCGCGGTTGGGTTTTAGGTTCCGCAATAGGAACGGGCCGGGAAGGTTGGCGCCCTCCCGGCCCTAGCCACCATGTCCAGCATCCACGCCGGATTCGTATCAGCTTCAAATCGCCGCATACCTCGGCACAAAGCAGTCCGTCAGATCGCCTGTCTCACGATCAATGTGACGGCGAATGCCAAACACGTCGTGCGCAAAGTTATAGTCGTCTGTGGCGAGCAGGCCGGCGAGATCGAGCGGACATGAATTGTGCGTTGCGCACAGGTCCATATGCCACGTCATCAGGTCGCGTCTGCCGAACCGGGTGCCAGCGCCATGCTCAAGCGCAACAGCACGATCGGCAATCTGTTCGATCAGCGCCAGCTGTTCGCCAGTCACGCTGAAATTCGGATGTTTTGTCATGTCACCTGTCCTTCGCTGTATCGGTCAATGCCATATCGACCGTGGCTGCATTATGCACAGTGCATTGGTGATGTCAAGGGGTGACATGCGATTAGCTGCGGCAGAGTGTCGCTGAGATAATATTCCCATATGTGCTGATTAAATTCCTATCGATAGGATTAAATGTGTTGTGGATTGCCAAACCACGTTTTTTTGTGCCAGCGTGGTCGCGCCATGAGCCCAAGGTCTCGCGCGCAACGTTCCCAAGCCAAGCATAGAGCTGCACATGAGTTGCTGATGCTCAGTCAGGTCCGGCGCAAGCGCAGACTTGGCAAGCGGTTGCAGATGCCAACCGATAAAGCCGAGCTGCGTAGTGTAGCCGATCGGCTTGTCTCCGAGTATCGGGCAAGGCAGAAGCCTTCGTGAGTCCTTTCGACGGCAAGCCGCTTTCTTTATCCTCAGAAGGTGAGGAACACTCAGCCTATCGTGAAACGGAGTGAGAGCGTTGTCACGCTTCGCACCACAAGGATTATAATCCCATGGCATTCGATTGCTGTCCCAAATGCGGCGCAAAGATTCGTGGTACTGTCCAGTGCAGGCATTGTGGCCGAATGCCAACGGTTGATTGGCCCTGGCGCTCAGCTAAGCCTCGCAAGCGCAAGCAAATTCCAGTCGATTACAACATCAAGCGGCTTATGACCGAGCGGCGCAGAGCAGCGGTGTGCCAATAGTGGTATTTATCTCATTTATGGATCATTACGCATAACAACGGTTGCAGCCGCAACTAATTGGAACAACACATGAACTGAATATGGTTGCAACCGGAACAAATAATGCGTATGCTATTGATATGGCTGCACAATATGCCAATTCACGGCAAAATGTTCCATAATACATCTTATGCGAATTGCGTGTAAGCCATTGATATCGCTACACCTGGCGCGGGACAGCTGCCGAGCTGTCATGGGCAAGCATGCTTAGGGGCCGGCATGGGGTGGGGGAGGGGGATTTCTGCGCTCGCCGAAAACTCGACATAGGCAGTCTAGCACGCGCCGGATTTTGAAAACATGACGGTCGCATGTAACCTGTTGATATTGCTACAGTTACTACCATTCAGTGCCGGTTATTAGCGGCTATTAGACGTCGGACTAACTTTGCGCTTTTCTGTTGCAATTTGGCCACGGCGGGAGTAACCGCGTTATGCGATGACTATGATTGAACTCTCGCCTGACTTTCAATGGGGTCCCAGGATGGCTGCGCTGACCCCACAGCAGCGCCGCTACGTCATGGCGATGGCGAGTGACCCTTTTGGAAACCCCACTCAGTGGGCTCGGCTGGCCGGTTACAGCGATGTCAAGGAAGCGGCCAAGGTGCGGGGGCATGAGTTGTCGCACAACCCCGAGGTCGAGAAGGCGGTTCAGGAGTTTTCTAAGACTGCGCTGGGCACTCTCGGGCCAATGCTGGCCACGGCGGGATTGCTGCGAATCGCGCGGTCCAAGAGCCACCCCGATCATTTGAAGGCATTGCTGGCGATTGCCAACCGTGCCGGGCTGCATGAGACCACTGAGCATCGGGTCCAGGTCCAGCACACCGACCTGACCGGACAGGCGATCATCAACCGGATTGCGGCCTTGGCAGCCAAGCACGGGCTGGACCAGGCCAAGCTGATTGGCGGCAACACGATTGAGGCTACCGCGGTGGAGGTAAAGCCGGATGAGCAATAGGTTCGCCCAAGATCTGAACGATCCTTCATTCTTTCGCAAGGGTGGCTTGCTCATCCCCGGCCCCGACCGGGTGCATATCCAGGTGGGCAAGAACCCGGATGGCTGCTGGTACATCGACCTGCGCGGCCCGACTGGGGCCACCGGCAACATCCGCTCGGTGATGACGCCGCTGCAGATGTTCAATCTGTGCACGCAGACGCTAGGGCATATGGGCTATGCGGTGGAGTTGAAGCCGCCACAGCCGGATAGCTATGAACTGCAACTAGCGGCAGCGGATAAGCCGTGACGCAGCCGAGCCTCGCCGAACTGAAGGAAACCTTGGCTGTTTTAGAGGCCATTGATTACAGAAAAACTTATCAACAGTTTTTTTATTTTGAGCCGTATGAGAAGCAGAAGGCGTTTTTCGATCTTGGTGCGACCAAGCGGGAACGGTTGCTAACCAGCGGTAATCAAATGGGAAAAACGACTTCGGGTGCGTTTGAAGTCGCGGTTCATATGACCGGTCTTTACCCTCCCTGGTGGGCCGGCCGCCGGTTTACTCAACCCACCAAAGGCTGGATTTGCGGCGAAACGTCAACCGCGGTTCGGGATACGCAGCAAAAAAAGCTGTGCGGCGAGGCCGGTGTTGAGGCGCTGTTTGGAACCGGTCTGATTCCAAAAGACAAATTTGCTGACAAACCATCGCTGGCCCGCGGTGTCACCGACGCCTACGACACAATCCAGGTGCGGCATATCAGTGGCGGCATCAGCGTGGGACGGTTCAAGTCGTATGAACAGGGTCGCGCAAAGTTCCAGGGTGAGACTTTGGATTGGGTGTGGGACGATGAGGAATGCCCGATCGAGATTTATCAGGAGCAGCTGGCCCGTATCACGGCAACGAAAGGCATCGTGTTCACCACGTTCACATCCATGCTTGGCGAGACCGCGCTGACCGATCGGTTCTTTCGCAACGAGTCGGCCGACCGTGGCATGGTGCAGATGGGGCTCATTGACGCCAAGCACATCCCGGAGGCCGAACATGCCAGTATCATTGCAGGTTATCTGCCTCATGAGCGTGTTGCTCGCGTGTATGGCGGCATCATGCGTGGGGAGGGGCTGGTGTTCACCACGCCCGAGGAAACCCTCAAGGAAGAACCGATCGTCTCTATCCCGCCATTTTGGGTTAAAATCTGGGGAATAGACTTCGGCATTGGCCACCCCTTTGCCGCGGCGCTGATCCTATGGGACCGGGACGAGGATGTGATCCATGTGCATACAACCATCAGAATGGCGGATGCTCTATCAATTGTGCACGCCGACAGTATCAAAAGAATTGGTGCTGATGTCCCCGTGGCTTGGCCAAGAGATGGAACTGAGCGGGATTCTCACTCCGGGGAACCCTTGGCATCCATCTACAAAAAGCACGGTCTCCACATGCTGCCCGAGCACGCCACCTGGCCGGAAGGCGGATTGAGCACCTATGCGGGCGTCAAGGAGATGGACGAGCGCATGAAAACCGGCCGGTTCAAGGTGGCCAGCCATCTCAATGAGTTCTTCGAGGAATACCGCAACTACCACTACAAGGACGGCAAGATCGTCAAGGTGCGGGACGATATACTCTCGAGCGTGAGAATTGGCCTGATGATGAAACGCTTTGCCCGCTCGGTGCCGCTGGGTGGCTTCCGGGCCAAGCGTAACGATCCCCGGATGAGGTTTGCGGTCGGCAGTCCGCTGCATCCGGACGGGGATGGCAATATATTCGGTTAATCCCAGTGCCAGATGCAGAGCCGTTGACCGTCCGAGGTATCCTAGGAGCCGAGGTCAAGAGGCCGAACAGGGAGTGCAACTCTCCCGACTGGGGCCAATCCTGTTGCATATATTGTAGTCTCGGCCTAAACATCCACAACCCATAGGAGCCGTCCATGGTGACCAAGACCCCCAAAGAGATCGACGAGATGCGCCGGCAGATGGCGCAGGGTTTGCTCCCGCCCGACGCCATCGAGCAGCACATCGAGCACGAATACCAGCAGACGTTCGGGCAGAACTACAAGACCGATGGGGACGGCAACCCGATCGAGCAGGGCCGCGGCAGTAAGGCCCAGCCCACCCGCGGCAGCATCGACGCCTACATCAAGAACCAGACCGAACGGCGTCACGGCGGCCCCGAGAAGGGCTATGCCGAAACCCTGCAGCGCATGGAGGACGAGCTCGCGGCGTTCAATGCCAACAAGCCGGCACCGGCAAAGCGCAAGCCCGGCCGCCCCGCGCGGGCGGCATAAATGCCCACATCGCTCACCACCCCCGGCGCGTCGAATCTCATGACCGGCACCGATCTGTCGGCCGCGGTCAATGGCGAGACCGATGAGCAGCGCCGCAAGCGATTGATGGCACAGGCACAGAACCGGCTGCTGCCGAACACCTCAAGCACCCCCGGTGCATCCTCACTCGGCCTCACCCTGACCGGCTATGGCGGATAGAACACAAGGTTACGTTCCGTCCGATGAGGAAGTTCAGCTCTATCGCGACGACTATCGGCTGTTCACCGAACTGCAATTGTACCGCAATGTCTTTGCCGCGCAGTGGGAAGAAGCCGCGCGGCTGATCCTGCCCACGTCGCTCAATACGTTCTACTATGGGGCGTACAATTTTCCCGGCATGAAGAAAACCGCCGAGCAGGTCGATGCCAGTGGCGCGCTGGCATTGTCGCAGTTTGTGGCCATCGTCGACTCGCTCGTCACACCCAAGAACCAGATTTGGCATGGCCTCAAGGCCGATCCTACCATCATGAAAAACCGTGATGTGCGCGAGTATTTCGACGATGTGCGGGATATCCTGTTCGACTACCGCTACCGCCCGATCGGCAATTTCCACGGCCAGAACACCAACAACTGGCAGTCGTTGGGTGCGTTCGGCAATGCAACCATGTTCGTCGACAAGCTGGACTCGCGCTGGCACCACGGCTCCAAGGGCCTGCGCTATAAGGGCGTGCCGCTCGGCGAGACCTTCTATGGAGAGAACCATCAGGGTATCGTCACCATCATGATCCGCTGGTTCCGCCGCACCGCGCAGCAGGCCGCGGAGGCCTTCGGATTCGAGCGGTTGCCGGGCACGCTGCGCACCGCACTGGACAAGCAATCGCAGACGCCGTTCGATTTTTTGCATGTGGTCCGCCCGCGCGAGGATTATGATCCCAGGCGCCTCGACGTGAAAGGTATGCCGTTTGCCAGCCGTTACTGGTGCGTGGCCGGCGAGGCCATGATGGCGCCGGAAGGCGGCTTCCGGGTGTTCCCTTATGCGGTCAGTCGCTACGACCAGACGCCCGGCGAATGCTACGGCCGCGGACCTGCTCAGTTAGTATTGCCCGGCCTCAAGACCCTCAACGCGATGAAGCGCACGTTTCTCAAGGTCGGCCATCGCATTGCCGATCCGGTGTACCTCATTGGCGACGACGGGCTGATGAGCCTTGACCAGCGGCCTGGCGCGATCAATCCGGGCGGCATGTCGGCGGACGGCAAACCCTTGGTGGGCAAGCTGGTGGAAGGAAATATCCAGGTCACACTCGAGATGATGCAGGAAGAACGCAGCATCATCGACAACACGTTCTTCACGCCGCTGTTCAAGACGCTCACCGACCACCCCGACATGACCGCAACCCAGGTGATCGAATTGATGAACGAGCGCGGCATGTTGATCGCGCCGACGCTCGGCCGTCAGCACAGTGAATATGTCGGCGGGCTGGTCGAGCGCGAGATCGATCTTCTGTCCGAGATGGGCGTGCTGCCGCCCATGCCGCCCGCGCTCAAGGAAGCCCGCGGCGAATACCAGATCACCGATACGTCGCCGCTGTCCATGGCGGCCAAGGCCAATCAGCTGGCCGGGTTCAACCGGTGGGTGTCGCAGTTGCACGAATGGGCGTCGGTGACCGGGGACATGTCGATCCTCGACCCGGTCAACTTCGAGAATGCCACCCCTGATGCCGGGCGTATCCAGAACGTGCAGGAGAAGTGGATTTCAACGCCGCAGCAGATACAGGCCAAGGAAAAGAACCGCGCTGCGGCCCAGCAACGCCAGGCCGCCAATGAGGCCGCGCCCGGCCAAGCTCAGTTGCTCACCGCACAGGCCAAGATACAGAAGCTCAATCCCGGCGCTCAATCGGCCGGTCAGCCGCAACCACAACCGCAAGGGGTGTGATGCAATTTGCCAGGATGGACAAGCATCAGCTAGCCGCCACATGGCAGGTCCGCTGCCTGAAAGCGGCCGACCACAAGTTCGCATCGGTGATGCTGACCGTGTTCTATTTTGTCTACATGGAGCAGGCGCAGTATCTGATGTGGCAGGCTTACGGCCGCGCCACCGATTTGCGGTTTCCGTTTCACACCGGCGGCGCCACGATAGTCAATTCCGGTCAGGTGGTGTGCGACCTCAACATCGGCCGGCTTGGCGAGCGGTTCAAGGTGCGGCGCAATGTCAAGGTGTTCGACACCGAGGGCGAGTTGATACGGGAGTTTCGCAATCTTGCCGACAAGCTGAAACTCACCGACACCGAACGTACCGACATAACCGACACCATCAGGAAATGGGTGGTGGCCGATCATCGCATCAATTATCTGGGCCAGCGGGTGGTGGCGTGATGGCTGTCAACATGCACGAGCAGATGAACATTGCCCGCTACAAGAAGGCCGGGTATCAGCAGATATTCGGCATCGAAGGCAGTGCCGGTCATGCGGCGTTGCAGGACTTTGCCAATTACTGCCGCACGTTTGATGTTGCCATTCACGATCACGACAGCGCACTGGTCGCGGTTGGACTGCGCCGCGCGTTCTTTCACATCTGGCAGTATCTCAAACTTGAGCCGGACGAGTTGGCCGTGCTCTATCGCGATCATGTCCTCAATCGCAATCAAGGAGATGGGTAATGCTGTGGCAAAGAAATCATGGGAAGTTCTATTCGCCCGAAGGGACCGGATCAGGCGACGGCGGCGCGGCTGGCGCAGCCGCCGCTGCCGGTGGGGCACAGCAAGGAGCCGCTGGTTCCGCCGCGGCAGCAGCAGCGGCCTGGCACACGGGTCTCGACCCTGAGGCGTTGGGCGTTGCCAACAATAAGGGCTGGAAACTCGACGATCCCAAGACCGCGTTCGAGACCGCGGCCAAGGCGTACAAGTCCTTCGAGGCTCTGCGCGGCATTCCCGCCGACGAACTGGTGCGGGTGCCCAAGGCCAATGCTGCGGCCGACGATATCAAGGCGTTCCGGCAGCGGCTTGGCGTGCCCAAGGAGGCCAAGGACTATGACCTGTCCGGCCTAAAATTTGCCGGCGCCGACCTCGAACCGGGCTTTGCCACGGCACTCCGCAATGGATTGCTGGAAGCCGGTGTGACCAAGGACAATGCTGCTGCCGCCATCAAGCCGGTGCTCAAGTGGCTGGAAGATTCCGATGCCGAGGAAAATGCGGTCCTGACTGCCAAAGTCACCAAGGAGAAGGAGGACTTGGACCGCTCGTGGGGCTCCAACAAGGACAAGAACGAATTTATCGCGAAATCCTACCTGTCCAAGCTCGCCAATGCCGCGGGCGTGTCGGCCGAGGAAGCCTTGGCTGCATGGAACGCACTGTCCAAGACCGGCGGCATCGGCGCGGCTTCCGCCATGAAGATGCTGCTCGCGGGCGGCATTGCCACCGGCGAGGACCGCTATGTGGGAGGCGGTGGCGGGCAGGAGAACATGCCGCTGTCGCGTGAGGGCGCGTTGGCCCGCATCGACGCGCTCAAGAAGGACAGCGATTGGCAGGCGCGGTATCTCAAGGGTGGCGTCAAGGAAACCCAGGAACTGCATGGGCTGCACGTCATTGCCTATGCGCCAAGCCGGGCGGCGTAATCGTGCCGCTGTCCGACAAGGGCAAGAAAATACTGTCCGCCATGAGGCGGCAGTACGGTGGCAAGAAAGGCGAAAGCGTCTTTTACGCCAGTATCAACAAGGGCAACGTCACCGGCGCCGAGAAGCGCAAACCGAGCGGCAAGCATGTCGGAAAAAAGGGATGACGTAGCCGCGCTCGGCAACCGCGCCGTGGTGCAGATGCTTGAGGAAGTCCTGGCCGAAGCCCGCAAGGGCAAGATGAACCACTGCGCGGTGATCATGTCGATCATGGGTCAGGACCCCGGTTTTGGCGTCGCCGGGGAGGTTTGCATGGGCGACGTGTGCAAGCGCGGCATTGTCGAACTGATCCGCTCGATCGACGGCCGCGCCAGTAACGGCATCATGCCGCCGCGCAACGAGACATTGGGAGACGATTATGTCTGCTACAATATGGTGGTCAGTCCAGTTGCTTTTGATTTTCTGTTCTGGCTGGTTGATGCGGAAATGCGTCGGATTGCATCAGGTGCGCCGGCCCCGCTCAAGGTAGCATTCTGGAAAGGCCAGGACGGCATCGGTCGGTTGAACGAGCCGATCATGCGGCAGTTCTACGACAATGTGATGCGGCCATTGCTGCCCATGATCGGCGCGGTTGAGGTTGATCACAAGAAGTTCATGGGCCGCTGCAAGAACCTCTATGTGCCGCGCGATATCGTGAACTATTGCACCGAGGGGCAACCGGTTCCGAAGCTGAAAGCGCCGTCCGGCTCAAAACTGGAAGTGGCGTTCTGGCTGCACAAACGCGGCATCGTCAATCCGGTCACCATCACGTTGCGCGAGGCCCAGCATTGGGATCATAGGAATAGCAATATTACAGCATGGATGCAGTTTGCTGTTCATCTAACTAAGATGGGCGAGCAAGTAGTTTTTGTTCGAGATACGCGGCGAGCAATGGAAAAGTTGCCGGCAATTGATCGTTCCTTTCCTTCTTTTCCAACCTATCCCGAGGCCGCCATCGACCTGCACATCCGCACCGGATTGTACGAGATGGCCAAGGCCAATCTGTTCGTGGCCAACGGCCCGGCCGCGCTGGCGCTGTTCACCGACAAACCGATGTTCTCGCTGACGCCGCTTGAAGATGAAGGCCACACGTATTTCCCGAACACGCCGTCGTTCTGGACACAGCACATGGGCATCACACCGCCCGCGCAGTTCCCGTGGCTCAAGCCCGATCAGTTCCTGGTTTACGAGCACGATACTTATGAGAATATCTGCGCGGCGTGGGGGCGGTTGAGCGATGTCTTGACCAAATCTGAAATCTATGAAACTAATCACGCCGTTGACCTGAGTGTTGCCGGTCCCCGCAAGGACACGTCCGGCCAGGTGTTACAGCCCCGGTAGCCCGATCCGGCTGATTCCTATCAGAACGCAAGGCCCTCGTTAGCGCGAGAACCGCCGAAACTTGCTTCGTCTGGTCCCTGCAGTAGCAGACTCGACCGCCAGATCGTCTTGCAACTTCGGGGTTTCAGATGGCCGCTCAGACGGAATTCCAAGGCCTTTCAGCTATATTTACGCAGGAGTTCTCCACAAACGTGGAGTTGCTTCTGCAGCAGATGACTTCCAAGATTCGCGGCAAGGTTCGCGAAGGCGGTCATACCGGCAAGGCGGCATCGCCCATCAACCAGTTCGGCGAGGTCGCGGCCCGCGCGCCCACCGGCCGTTTTGCGCCGCTGCAAATCCAGCAGCCGGACACCATCCGCCCGTGGGTGTTTCCGCAGCCGGTCGAGATTCCGCAACTGATCGATTCGTTCGACACCGAGGAAACCATTGTTTCCGCGCAGGGACCGTATGCGCAGGCAGCTGCCGCCGCACTCGGCCGCGCCTATGACGACGCGCTGATCACCGCGTCGACCGCCAGCCGACAGCTCGGCACCGATACCGGCACGCTGACGGCAACCAGCTATTCCACCACCAACTTCCAGGTGGCTTCTACGTTTGGTTCATCGTCGGCGTCGGGGCTGTCGGTGGCGAAGATGATCGAAGCCCGGCGCATTCTCGAGCATTACCACAATGATCTCGAGATGGACCCGCCGTTCATGGTCATCGGCAGCCAGCAGCACGCCGACCTGCTCAATCAGGTGCAGGTGGTGTCGACGGAGTTCAACGAGACTCCGGTGCTGCAGAACGGCCGCATCCGCCGCTTCCTCGGCTTCGAGCTCGTGGTGTCCGAGCGGCTTTCCACCGCGGCCAGCGTTCGCACCGTGTGGTGCGCGGTTAAGTCCGGCATGTACCTCGGCATCTGGAAGGACATGGTGAACTTCGCCGACTACCGCTACGACCTGTCCGGCCGGCCGCTGCAGTTGCTCACGCAGGCCATGTACGGTGCGCTGCGGCTGCAGGACGGCAAGGTGGTTTCGATCCTGTGCAGCGACAGCACCGGGTCAGATATTACTCCATAGGAGCCATCCATGGCCGTAGACGCAATCAAGTCACAGTCGATCACCAACCTCGACAGCACGCCGATTGTCAGCAACTCGGCGGGCCAGGGCGCACCGTCGCGGTTCATGGACGTGGACGACCTGGTCGGCATCACCACCAACGGCTTGGCCTCCACCGGCTCGACCTATCGTGTGGTCCGCTTCCCGACCGGGGCCATCCCGAAGAATCTGACCATCTATACCGACAGCTATCTGGACAGTCACTCGACCCCGGCCGTGGTGCTCGACCTCAACATCGCGTTCTCGGATTCGACCGTGGACGGCACGCAGTCGGCATTGCAGGGGCTGATCCCGCTCAACTCCAACACCGGCGGTACGACCAACATCACGTCGTATTCGAACCCGAACCTGATCTTCGGTCAAGTCACGCCGACCTCGGCCACTGGTTCCTACGGTCCGACGAGCCTGATCTTCAACGGTAGCCGCACCAGCTATTCGGCGCTCAACCTGACCCAGCAGCCGCTGTGGCAGACCTTCGGGTTCACGGACGGCCGCGGATTGGCAGCCGATCCGGGCGGCTATTTCGATCTGCTGATCTACATCTCGACGGCAGCCAGTACCGCTCATGCCGCGAACCTTTACGCGCGGTTCAGTTACGCCAGGGCCTAAACAATGACGGCTGTTTCCGTTGCCATCAATCGCGGCCAGGCGGGCGTCAAGCTCAGCGACTTCTCGATCGCTGCGTCGGCGCCCACCGGCTCGGCCGATATCGAGTTGCGGTTTCAGTTGCTGGACGCCAATTCCAAGCCATTGACCCGCGAGGATATCCGGCTGGCATTGCTGGCATTCGAGCGGGCACTGACGCAAACCGGATTCCAGTCGCCGGCCGGCACCTACCCGTACTTTCCAGGGTTGGGCATTTAGGGGAGGCGCACATGCGGCGCCTCGCTCTCTCGCTTGGCTTTCTGCTGGTTTTCTGCGTAGCCGCCCAGGCGCAGACCTCATCGGCAAAAGTGGTCACGACTTGCGGCACCGAAACCCTGCCGCTGGTTCCCGGCGCCACGCCGCTTCGCGTCGATACGACCGGCGATCTTTGCACGAACGCCGGCGGTGGCGGTGGCGGGGGTGCCATCACCGCCGCAATCAATTCATATGCGGTAGGTGCGCTGCAAGACGGCGCGGATGCTACTCAAGGCACCAAAGCCGACGCTGCCTATGCCGGCTCTGGATCGGCCACAGTCGTTTCGATATTGAAGGGCATCTATAACGCTTTGGTCGCCGCCCTTCCGGCCGGATCAAATATCATCGGCAAGGTAGGCATCGATCAAACGACGCCCGGCACGACCAATGCGGTGCAGCCGCTCACGTCCGGCGACATCATCATCAATCCATCGGCAAATTTCACGCGACCGGCAAATACGACGGCCTACGCCAGCGGACAGCTTGTGGCAAATTCGGTCACAGCCGGTTCGGTCACGCCGTTATCATGGACAGCCGCCCGCGTGGCAACCGGCAACTTCCGCATCAGCCGCGTCCGCATGACGCTTAGCTCCAAGAGCGTGACCAATACGAACTTCCGTGTTCATTTCTTCAACCTGACGACCGGCGTATCGAACGGCGATGGTGCAACATTCCTGCCGTCGCTCGCGGCCGATGAGGTCTGCGAAATGGATGTGACGATTGCTCTTGCCGGTGCGGATGTATCGACCGGCTACGGGGCGGCCAATCAGGGTTCGGCATGTGATGTAGCGCTGGGTTCCGGTTCTTCGCTATTCGGATTGATCGAAGCCCGCGCGGCATATACACCGGGCAGCGCCGAGGTTATTACGGTCGTCCCCGAAATCCACCAGAACTAGCATGAAGTGGGTTTTATTTCTTGCGGCGCTGCTTACTTGCGGTCACGCTGACGCGCAAGATCGTGCCGCTACACTTATGGACCCTCCTGCATGGGTCCTCAAACCCACCCCTGCCATCGACTGCAACTTCGCCCTCGGCGCCTATTACAACTGCCCGCTCGATAAAACCTTCTCCGTCACCCGCGCCTCAACCAAATACTGCCAGTGGCAATCGCAAATATGGATGTCGGTTGCCAGCGGTGCGCCGTGCATCACGGATCAAGGCTGGCTGATCGAGGAAGCCCGGACGAATATCGCGCTATGGGCGCGGGACATGACCCAGAGTGGGACGTGGGTTGCTGTCACAATGACGGCGGCGCTCAACGCGGTTGGGATCGACGGCACGGCTAATTCGGCTACCACGCTCACGTCAACGTCTGCTGCCGGCACGATCCTGCAAAGCCTGACTGCGTCCTCGACTGCGTACACCTACACGGTGTTCGTCAAGGGCGTGACGGTCACTGGCGCGATCCAAATTGCGGATTATCCGGTTCTCACGCCAGCATTCACCACGCTTACGTCATCCAACTGTTTCAACCCTGTGACGGGTGTCGGCACTGCACCGGCAAGCGGGCAGGCGATCTTTCTCCGCTGCACGATCACAGCAACCTCGCTTAATCCCGTCATCGGCTTCAAGTTCGCCAATTCCGGCGATAGCATCATTGTGGATTTCAACCAGCTTGAGGCGGCGGCTTTCGGTACTTCGCCGATCTTGACGACGAGCGCAAGCGCAACGCGGGCGGCGGATGTAGTAGCAACAAATAGTAGTAATTTATTGGACTTGATTGCTCAAGGGACATTCACAATTTTCATGCAGACGAATGTACTAAACAATACCGCAAATTTTGGCTATCTTTGGTGGTTCAGCGCGAACAATAAGACATTTGTTGGCAACGGCAACACTACCTTGACAATCCGGGGTACGTCTGCCGACGCTACGGTGACCGTAGGTTCCGGGGGATGGACAACTTTGGTTAGAACCGCAGCGTATTACGATACGGCAAATCATGGCGGTGTAGCTAATAGCGGAACGGTAGTAAATAACGCAAATCCTTTATCCGGCCTCCCACTGACGACGGTTGTATGGGGATCAAACAACGGGGCTAACTTTGCGGACGGCAATATCCAGCGGTTGACAGTGTGGCCCTGGCGAGTGCCAAGCGCGCAACTCCAAATGCTCACGAGCCCAAACTGATGAAGCGCCTAGCAATCATCGCGTCGCTTTTGTTCGCCTCGCCAGCATGTGCGCAACCCTTCGACTATTTCTGCATCTTCACCAATCAGGCAGCGGCGGAAGCAGATGCGACGGTCGGTCCGTACTGGAACGGCACGACTTGGGATTTGAGCCAAACATTCCCCGGCGTGACCGTCTCAACTCCATCGGCGCTCGTTGACGGCATATCCGCCGTAACCGGCTTCTGGATCGTAGTCTCAAGTCCGGTCGATAATGCCGCGCTGGATGCCAAGGCAAATTGCGTGATGAAGCTGGACCGGCAGGCGGCTATCCTTGGCAATGCGTTTGTCGTCGCGGCGACAGGGTTGACAGGAACCGGCCGAACGAGTTTCACATTCCAGCCCGTCCCGCATGGGTCGCGCTATCCGAGGCCGTTGGGGCAATGATGTTCTGGCTCGACTTCGGCATGGCATGGCTGGCAGCCATCGTTTATCTGGTGGCCTGCCACAAGGCTATTGCCGACTAAATCTGGTGCCAAGTTGCGTTAATCGGCCCCTATAGGTAGATTGGCGCGCCATGAGTTTTCAAACAGACACGGATATCGGCAATCGTGCACTCCAACACTGCGGAGTGCCGCGCATGGACCCGACATTGGGGTTCAGCGAGGGCACCGAACGGGCCAACGAGGTCAGTTTTGCCTATGGCAAGCTGAAAGTCGCCGAGCTGCAGCGGGCAATGTGGACGTTCTCGACCCGGCAGGCGCCGCTCCGGGCCATCGATTCCAATACCATGCTGCTGTCGCCGGCACTGTGGCAGTCCGGCAGCACGTATTTCAAGGGGTCGCTGGTCGTCGACCAGAACAACACCATCTGGCAATCGCGTATCGTCAACAACATCGGCAACCAGCCGGGTCAGCCCGGTGCCATCTTTGCATGGGAGCCGTATTTCGGGCCGCTGACTGTCACGGCTTATGATGGGACCAAGGTGTATTTTGCCGGCGAGGTTGCCTACACCGCACCGGGCGACGGCACCTATAACGTCTATATATCGCTGGTCAGCAACAACGCCCTCGATCCATCGTTGCCAAATCAGTGGTCGGCCACCACGACATATTTCCAGAATGCCGTGGTGCAGCAGTTCCCGGTATGGGCTGTCGGCACGACTTATGCCGCGGGCGCCACGGTTATCTACACGGACGGCAATACCTATTCGTCGGTGACCTCCGGCAACGTCGGCCATATCCCGCCGTCGAGCTCGAGCAACTGGTGGCCGGTGCCGGTGCTGATCCTGCAGTCGCTTGCCGTGCCAGCGGCCGGGCAACCGCCGATCACGCCGGTCTCAAGCCCGATCATCGAGTGGAACGTCGGTACGGTCTATTCCATCGG